CTTTTGGGGTATTACACTTACCTCTCCACATATGGAGCAAACGTAATCTGCACCACCACAAGTTCCTTTTACGGAACGGCCCCCTATGAGCCCTATGGCCATGATGGCTGTAATAACCAAGAACAATACCAAACATATTAAATATATCTCCATCCTACGTTACCTTTAGTAGCCCAAATACGGTACCAGCCTCATTACTGTAGGTTAGGTAATCAGGGAAAGTACTGTCTACTTCAATAAGCATATTCTCGCCGAGTACAAGATTTGCTATTGCTCGTTTCCAAGTTTTTATTAATATAGGAGTGCCACCTGTTGGACTATCATAAACTGTTAAGCCATTATCAGTCCATAGTTCACCTGGTTCAGTAGGTAGCGGGGCCTGAATCAAGTTACTTTTCAGCAATCTGCCTGCTGAGTCATTTAATCTAGTTGTATCATTTGGATCTGGTATCATATCCGGTATAAACGATTGAGCCCATGTTACTGTGTCATCATTTCGTCCATTTGCTTCATCTAAGTACTCTGAAAACTCAAAACGAACTAGCCCATTTGACCACCTTTTAGTTATGTCTGGTACTCTATTACCCGCTCCGTCTAATTTGGCTTCGTATATATAAAACTCCTGTCCAACTGGCATTTCATAGGAAATTTGCGTTCTAGCGGCGTTTAAACCGCCATCTTTATAGCCAAAATTGCTGGATTCCAAAGAATTGATATTTGGGTTACTTGGTGGCAAACTTAATAGGTGTGATTTGCCTTGAAATAGTTCTATTTCTGGATTTAATTTTAATGCTGGAGATAGTACTTCACACCCATAGTCATCTGGTACTAATGCTTCTTCGGTAACTCCGGAAACTGCCCAGCCAATCCTATTTTGTGCTGGTGCATCAATCCATAATAAAGTATAATTGATTGGTGTTGGAGCTAGGTCTGCATCTGTTGTACTAGATAATCCTGCACTTGCTGGATCTCCACTAATTGTTTCAGTTGTTTGTGTAACTACTCTTCCACAATAATCGTATACGTCTTGTTGCTCTCCTACAAATGCATCATCGCCATTTAAAGCCGCTAGTGCTAATCCATATATTTCAGGTCCTAATGCCCTTGCCCATAAATTCTTATCACTATTAATTGGATAGTTTGCACTATTGCCTACGTTTGCTACTATCTGTTGAGCTTGCTTAGTTGCATCAGCTAAATTAGGAGTATTTTGTGGAGGATACGATGATCCTGCAATTTCAAATGCTGGACCGCTAGTACTTGAGAGTCCTGCTACTGCGGCAATGTCTGCATCAGATGGTCTAGCGGCAAGAGTTAATGCAGGTTGCCCTGCAACAACCGGAGCTCCTGTTAATAGATTATGCTTATGTCTAAAGTCTGGAAACAGTTCTATCGCCCTTGCTTGTTTAATACTGCCACCAATGCCTTTTATTTGGTTATTAAAACCTGATGTAATACTTGATGGAATAACTGTACCAGCATTTAATGCTTGCTGTGATGCTTTCCTAATATTATCAAGTATATTACCTGGTTGGAATGATCCTGTGTTTATTCTACCTTGTGCATCTATGCAAATTTTAGGTTTTAGCAACGGACCAAATGCACTTAGTACACCTTGCAAGTTGTTAAAAACATTGTCAGTAACTTGATCTAATATATCTCCGTTAATATTTGGAATTTTAATTGGAACCGGGCATAACCCTCCTAGACTTAGTAGATATCTTACTTCTGCTAACGCATCATTGATCCTTTGCGTTATGTCGTTTATTCCTAAGTGATCGCTAAATGCTTTAACTTCGTCTTGTAAAAGTCTTAGTTCATCTTGTATATCATATAAGTTGGCATATCCAGCATCTTCAAGCATCTCGTTTATGTTTGCTTCAATACATAAGATATTTCCTTTTAAAAGGTTACCAATACCGCCAAACAATATTGCACAGATTATATCTTTAAGGGATTTGTTAAGTATGCCTTGTGTTTGCACGTTAACTCCTGGTATTACTGGAATATTAACCATACTAACTTCCTACAAACACATTTGGAGACCCGGAACTTGTTGCCGGATTACAATGTGGTGGTATAGGGCAAATTGCATCAGCATCTGATGAATCGCCATTCTCAACAATTAGTTTATTTTCTACATAAACATTTTTTGTGCTTGCAATAACATTACCTGAGCCATGGCTATTTGGATCAGCATCAACACTTGCTAACAAGTTGTTAACGTATACTGTTCCATTTCCTGCGACAACGGTACTTGCTCCGCATACTCTACTATCTGTATCTCTGTGAACTTCAGTCATACAAGTATTTATTAAACTTGTAAGCCAGGAATCGCCCCTGCTGGTAGAATTCCTGACATTGCTGTTGAATATTGTGTTGCTAAAGGTGCATCAGTAACAGCAATCATAACAATATGATGCTTGTCTAACTGTATGTTTCTTGTAGCATCTGGCGATGCTGTCATAAAGAATGGCATTAAAGCCGGTGCACCTTTAGGGCCAGCTTGTAAAGCCACTGGTCTATCAATGATTAGATAATTATCTTTTTCTTCTACAAATGAGGAAATAAGTTCTTCCCCATTTGATAGTTTTATAGAGATAATATCTCCTTTTTTTCTTAAATTTGTTCCTACTAACATTATAATTTAAATCCTGTAAATGTATCTTTGTCTACGTCTTGTTTAATACCACCAATAACATAACTTTCAATTTCTGTTTCTTGTGGAGCATTTTGTACCCCTTTATTTGAAAGCCAATGTTGTGTCCAAGGTAACGGATTGTCATTTGGACTTTGGGCATATCGAGTAGCCATACCTAAACTTTTAAGTCTTTTGTTTGCAGTATGCTCAATAAACATATGTAATAGTTTTTCGTTTAGTCCAACTATAGAGCCATTAGTAAACAAGTAATCAGCCCATTCTTTTTCTTCTTCTACTACTCTATCGTAAATTAAACCAACTTCGTCTTGGCATTCTTTAGCAATAGAAGCCATTTCGTTGTCATCACCTTTCATCCAATTCTTAATAATATGTGTAGTGATTGCTAAATGCTGGCTTTCATCTCTAGCAATTAAACTAACAATTTTAGCAGAGCCTTCCATTGTTTTTAATTCACCAAATGCAAATGTACAAGCAAAAGAAACGTAAAAACGCAAACCTTCTAATGCGTTAACATTTACCATTGCTAGATATAACTTCTTTTTAATTGCTCGTAGATCACCTACTCCTGTAGCAGTATAATATTGAGCATCGTTGATATAATCGTCATATGCTTTTGTTACACTTTCAGCCCTAGCAACAATCTTCTCATCATCTAAGATAGTATCAAATACTTCACTAGGATCAGGGTAGATATTTTTAATAATATGTGTATAACTTCTACTATGAATAGTTTCAAAGAAGTCCCAAGTAATCATGCATGCCTCTAGCTCAGGTAATGTACAATAAGGTACAAATGCTATTGCTGGTCCTCTGCCTTGCACAGAGTCAAGTAAAGTTTGATATTTTAAGTTACTTGTAAAAATAAACTTCTGAGATGGTGTAAAGTTTAAATAATCACTTCTATCTTTTTGTAAACTTACTTCCTCAGGTCTCCAAAAGAATCCAAGTTGTGTTTGTGTTAACTTGTCAAATACAGGGTAACGAAACTCGTCAAATCTCTGAGAGTTTAGTTCTTCACCAAAGAACATTGGCTGTTTTGTGTAATCTACTTTATTTTTATTAAATACGGTTCTCTTTTGTACTTCTGTTTTTAAATGTTGCATGCTTCACACTCCTCTTCCTCTTCGATAATAATTGGATTCTCTGTTAGTTGCTGAAACTCCTGTGGAATGTCATCTAACATTTCTTCGTCTTCACCTTTAGAATCGTATGTGTTTTGATAGTAACTTGTCTTCCAACCATATTTGTATGTTGTTAGTAAATCATTAAACATAACACTCATTGGTACTTCATTGTTTTCGTATAATTTAGGATTATAACTCCAGTTACCACTAATTGCTTGATCAAAATACTTTTGCATTGCGGCAACAATTTTAACATAACCTTCATTAACTCCTTCGTCCCATAAGAAACTATAATGATTCTTAAGTTTGTTATACTGTGGAACAATTTGTTTCAAAGGACCCTTCTTACTTTTCTTAGTATTCATATATGCTCTTGGTGGTTCAATACCATTAGTTTCATTACTAACAACAGATGAACTCTCAGATGGCATTTGTGCAGATAAAGTACTATGACGTAATCCATGTTCTTTAACTGTTGCTCTTAGTGCCTCCCAATCTAACAATAATTGCTTTCCTAAGAAATCATCAATATCAGTTTTGTATGTATCGATAGGTAAAATACCTTTACTATACTTTGTTTCATTATAAGCATCACATGCACCTTTTTCTTTTGCTAACTGAGCACTTGCTGAAATTAAATAATACTGAAATGCTTCTGTTAAACGACCAACTTCCTGTGCCGCTTTATCATCGCTATAATGTAACTCACGTTTTGCTAGATAATGTGCTAATCCAATATATCCAATTCCTAAACTACGTCTTGACTTAGTTGATACCTCTGCCGCTTTAACAGGATAATTTTGATAGTCAATAATTTGATCTAATGCACGAACGGCAAGATCACATAAGTTCTTTAAATCATCATGGTTTCTTAATGTACCGACATTGATAGCACTCAAGATACATAAAGCAATTTCTCCTGATTCATCTTCTAGTCCTTGAATAGGAGTAGTAGGTAATGTAATTTCTTGACACAAATTACTCATCTTAACAGGAACGTTAAAGCTACTATGAGAGTTACAATGGTCAATATTCATAATATAAATTCGACCTGTTTCTGCACGTTCTTTTAGAATATCTGAAAATAGTTCATGTGCTGAAACTTCAGTCCTAGGTACGTTTTTATCATTCTCATAATTTACATATAACTCATCAAACTTGTCATTGTCACCAAATGCTTCATATAACCCTGGAGCATCGTGAGGTGAAAAAAGACTAATCTGTTTGCTTTGAATTAGTCTTTCATAAAAGATCTTACTGATCTGTATTGAGTAATCGAGCTTTCTCACTCTGTTATCTTCTGTGCCTTTATTATTTTTTAATACAATAATATCTTCAATTTCTTTATGCCATATAGGAAAGTGTACTGTAGCACTTCCGCCACGAACACCATTTTGTGTACATGAACGCACTACCGATTCAAAAACTTTTAAGAAAGGAATAACGCCTGTGTGTGCTACTTCACCACCTCTAATTTTAGATCCAATACTACGAACACGACCTAAGTTAAGTCCA